GAGGAAAACGTGTCAGAAGCAATCAAGGCCGAGTCAGCAGAGTCGGCAACAACCCCAACAAACCCAATCATCTACGCACAAGCCAAAAAAGAGTTTAAACTTCCTTCGGCTGGCGAATGGATCTCCGCCCAGATGCAAGGTGGCGCTGTCGCTGCCGAGTTCAACGCTCGACTTCGCGCTGCAGCCCCAGACGTGACGACCGCAGATCTTGACGGCATCCTTCCATTGCCTATCATCTCCCCGATCTATTCTGGGATCCAAGGGCTTCGTCCGGTGGTCGATGCAATCGGCTCACGCCAAATGCCTCAAGGTGGCAAAGTGTTCATCGTTCCAAAAATCACGACACACACTTCAATCGGTGGCCCACAAACACAAAACACCACCATCACCGCTGGACAGTTTGTTGTCGATGACATCCAAATCACAAAAGACATCTACGGCGGATACGTTGAAGTTTCCGAAGCTTCAATCGACTGGACTTCGCCAGAAGTCCTGCAAGGTCTCCTTGAGGACATGGGCAAAAAATACGCCCTCGCAACCGACAACGCAGCAGCCGACGCGCTTCTCGCTGGCACATCACAGACAACAGGCAACGTCGCACCGACAGACCCTTCAGACTGGGTGCAAAAGGTTTACGCTTGTGCAAACACCATCCTCGCTAACGGCAACTACCTCCCAGATCACCTCTTCGTCTCTGGCGACGTATTCGCACAGCTTGGAACTTTGAGCGACGACCAGGGCAGGCCGTTATTCCCACAGGTCGGCCCAATGAACGCTTTCGGCACAATGAACGCAGGTTCACGCGAAGCAGTTGTGTTTGGACTTCGTTTGATAGTTGACACCAACTTCGCAGCAAAGACCACGATCGTCGGCGCAGCAGCTACCGGTGCTTTCCGTTGCTACGAGCAGCAGAAGGGCGCTATCAGCCTTGACAATCCTTCAACCTTGTCGCGCACGATCGCTTTCCGTGGCTACTTTGCTCCGAAGATGATCGACGCTAACCAGTTCATGAAGATCCCACAGTCCTAAACCTTAAGCACCGCCCGAGAAAGTTTGCATCATGGCAGTTTACGCAGTCACTTTTCATCAGCGACTAGATGACTATGCCGTGGTGCAAACTCTCGAGGATACGGACATTGGCATCGGTCAAAGCATCACGCTCGCAGGCTTAGGTCACGGATTAAACGGCACTCATACCGTCTATGCCGTCAACCCTTATTATTTTGAAGGCGTAGATGTTGAAGGCGATCTAGTTTTTGATTACGACGTTTACATCGGCAACCAAGTCATCTTTTATGACGCTGGCGACGATCTAGAACGTAGTGCAGCATTACCTAACGGGACGCTCACCTGGACTCAGACCTGCACATGGATCGCTAGTTCGGACGTGCTCGCTTGGCTCGGCATATCGGTCGCAACCGCCAACGACACAGCCTTCGTTGGCTCATGCACGGATGCAGCTAACGCGTTCGCGTTTCGGCGACGGAAAGAAGCAGGTTATTTTGACTCGCTTACTTCTTCGCCAGGCGCGGACGTCAAACTCGGGACAACAATGCTCGCCGGAACTCTATACCGTGAACGCGGAAGCGTTGACTCGTTTGCCAGTTTTGAAGCAATGAACATCCCAGGATCCGTCGGTTCAATGGGACAGATCAACCGTCTCCTCGGCGTTAATAGGAGTCAAGTCGCATGAGTGCATCAGGCATCTTTGCAAGCGCCCAGAGCACCCTTGTAGCCTCGCTCACGGGACTCGGGCTGGCAGTTGTCACCGATGCGCGCAACGCTCGCCCAATGACAGTCTTTGTCGAGCCACCTACGTTCAGCTGCTTTAACAGCAACATCGCCGAAATTACTTTCGGAGTGAGGATCCTCGCAGCGCCCCCAGGCAACAGCGACGCCAGCGACTACCTCATCACTACAGCCGACACGATCATGAACAGCGCGATCTCCCTCATCTCAGGGAGTCCTTCTGTCACGACAATCGGATCACAAGACATACCCTCATACGACCTCACGGTACGTGTAGGAACCTCTAGAAACCCATAGGAGAAATCATGGCAACAACCACTTACCTATCCCAGCCAAGCTCATTACTTTTGGCGACAGTTGATCTAACGGATCAGGCCTCAAGTATTAGTTTTACCCTAGGCAGTAACCCATTAACCAGCACAGCCTTCGGAGACCTCGGCGAGCGCATGGTTCCAGGATTACAGACAGTAGAAGGCACGCTCACTCTTTACGCTTCATACGGAGCAGGAGAAGTAGAAGCAACTCTTGCAGCTCAAGTCGGACTCGGAACGACCACTATTGTCGTCAAAAAAGACTCAGGCGCAATTAGTGCAAGCAATCCAGAATGGACGATTAGTAACACCATGATCGCAAACAACGCCTACTCCTACACCGTCGGAGAGCTTCAAGTTTTTGAAGTGAGCTTCTCGGGAGGCACCTGGGTTCGCGACATTACCCCCTAAACCAATTCCCTACCGTGCAAAGGAAACCCCATGAAATTATCTATCAAGATCAACACAGGAGAAGAAGATTACGTTGTCGAAACTAATCTTTTTCATCTTGTGCAGCTAGAGCGGAAATACAAAGTCAAAGCGTCTGACCTGGCAAACGGTATCTCTATCGAGATGCTCGGCTACCTCGCTCACGAAGCAGCCAAACAGCAAGGACATAATCCTCCAGTCGTTTTGGATGACTTCCTCAAAAAGTTAGTCAATCTTGAAGTTTTGGAAACAGAGTCAGCAAACCCCACACAAGGGGATCAGTAGGGCGCAGTCTCGCCGAGTTACTTGTCGAGACTGGCTACTGGCCCCCACTAATCGAGTTCACTTACACGGATCTAAATACTGTGATAGATGTGCTTAATAGACGCCGAAAGGATTAACGATGATTGAAATGAAATCAGAGATCAAAGGCGCGAAGCAGGCAATCATCTCGCTACGGAAAATAGATCCTGAGTATCGCAAAGACTTTAATCGTGAAGCCAAGAACATTGCAGCGCCACTCGTCGCCGACGCAAAAGCAGCTTACCCAGAGATACCTCTTTCCGGCATGGCGCAACTGTGGACAAACAACGGGCGCGAGTTGCTGCCGTGGTCAGTAAGCAAAGTTCGCTCCGGCGTCAAACTAAAAACCTCTACGCGCAAAAACGCCTCAAGTGTCATCTACATAACCCAGGCGAACCCAGCAGGCGCAATTTTTGAAGTAGCAGGTAAAGCGAACCCTGGCAAAACATTCAACAAAAACCTACGCGCCAAAAACAGTTTCGTCTTATGGCCTACAGCGGACAAACATCTTCCAGACGTGCAGCGCGGCATAGTCAAACTTGTAGAGGACGTCATGGACAAAGTTGAGAAGGAAATGCAGTAATGGCTATCAACATCCCGATCATTACCGACTTCAACGGCAAAGGCATTGACCTCGCTAACTCAGCCATCGGAGGCTTCGGCGGTTCAGCGACAAAAGTATTTAAGAACGTCGCCAAGTTTGCAGCCATTGGGGGAGCAGCAATAGCAGCAGGTCTTGGGGCGTCAGTCAAAGCAGCTGCAGAAGATGCTCAAGGGCAAGCCGTCCTTGCAAAGACTCTCAAGAACTCTTCTGGCGCGACCGACGATCAGATCTCTTCCATTGAGGATCTCATTTCTTCAATGACCCTCGCTACAGGAGTGGCAGACGACGATCTGAGAAGCGGACTCGGCACACTCGTCAGAGCCACGGGAAGCTCTACGAAAGCCTTTGACCTACTCAAAAGTGCCATGGATATTAGCGCGGCGACAGGCAAGCCGCTCGAGGCAACTACTTCCGCATTAGCAAAAGGCTTCCTAGGTCAGATGGGCGCGTTAAAGAAGCTCGGCGTCCCACTCGATGCAAGCATCATCAAGTCAAAAGACTTTGCTGGCGCAATGGAAGCAGTAAACGACACTTTTGGAGGAAGCCAGGAAGCACTTTCCAATAGCGCGGTCGGACGCTTTGACAGACTTAAAAACGCTTTCGGCGAAGCATCCGAAACACTCGGCACAGCACTCCTCCCAGCGTTTGAAAAGATCGTCGGCTTTGCCACCACGACTTTGATCCCAGCCTTTGAAACTGTCTCAAAAGTGTTTGACGAGAAAGGTCTTGGCGGAGTTCTTAAGTTACTCGGCGACAAGCTCAAAGAAGGCATCCCGATCGCTCTTGAAGCACTGAAGAACCTGCTAGTCAAAATGGGCAACTGGATCGTCGATGAAGGCCTGCCATTACTGGGCGCAAAACTAACCCTTCTCAAAGACAAGCTCACAGCCTGGATCAAAGAATCAGGCCCAGAAGCCCTAACCGCTCTCGGCAAGTTCATCGGCGACATGATCAAATGGATCATCAACGACGGCATACCGCTCTTAATTAAAGCCACAGCAAAGCTCTCAGTCGCGCTCCTGAAATGGCTAGTCGATATCGGGCCAGATCTAATTAAAGGGCTCGCAGGCTTTGCGCTCGAGTTGGCAAGATCTCTCGTTACTGCTGTTCTCGGAGCGTTCTCAGACCTCGGCAAGTTTGGTCTGGAACTCGGCAAAGCCTTCGCCAACGGCATCATCTCAGTCGTAAACACTCAGATCATCGACCGTATTAACAAGCTGCTTGAGTTCACTATTGACCCTCCAGGCCCAGGGCCAAAATTGACAATCAACCCGCCAGACATACCTCGGATCCCAATGCTTGCGGAAGGTGGCATCGTCACAGGCCCGACCCTTGCGATGATCGGCGAGGCAGGCCCAGAAGCCGTGATTCCTCTTTCTGGGCGCAATATGCCGAATATGGGCAACACCTTTAACGTCTATGTCAACGGTGGCGACCCCAATGCCATCGTGGACGCTTTGCGTAGGTACAACCGCAGCAACGGCCCTATACCAGTAAGAGTTGCCTAATGGCTATCCCTTTTGTCTGGAAAGTTGACTTTAAGTCTGGCGCGTCATGGGTAACGCTCCCATCAGTAATGGCGATAAACATCTTTAAGGGACGCCGACTACAAATAGACGACTACTCAATCGACACAATGACAGTTGAATCGGAGTTTCCTTCGTCATGGACAACAACCCCAAAACTCGGCGACCCGATCATTGGGTACATCAACAAGCCTGGCGTCGTTGTCGGGACGGATGACTTTGACTGCTTTATTGGTCGGATCCGAGACGTAAAGATTAACTATGGCTTTGTCACTAACGAGGATCGCGTCACTATTGAATGTGAAGGCATCCAAGCGGACTGGGGGCGCGCACAGCTCACAAACTACGCGCTAGCCGAAAACCCCACAGACGACCAAGTTCTTTACGTTGGCGCGACCGTCGGACTTGACACGGTACAAAACTTTGGACGTTCAACTGGCTCCGCGCAAACGTACACAGGAAACGCTTTCGAGTTAGTTAACACAATCACGCGCACTGAAGAGGCGCGAATGTGGGCCGACAACTACACCCACCAAGGAGACTTTTACCTTTGGTGGTTCGGTCGCAACGCGCCACTCGCCACGACCTACGTCTTCAACGACGGCACAGGGACGGCCTATGACCTGCAAATGAAATATGAGCAAATCGAGTTCAGGTCATCAGCCGACAACTATTACAACTCCGTCACGATCACCCCAGCAGGTCTCGCAGCTCAGACCGCCACACTTGCAACGACACCGCTGTACGGCTGGCAAAAAGACACCATTGACTACACAACGAGCCAAGCGTTGAGCCATGCCCAATGGGTGCTCAACAACTTCCAAGACACCGACTCGACTCTTGCAGCGATCACTTTCACCGACGTCCAGCAGGTTCCCCGACCTGGGGGACTTTTCAACACAGCCGTCATCGAGTTATGCAAAGCGCCAATTAACACAAACGGCAGAGTCAGTTTCAGGTCTGGGACGTTTAACACAATTTTTGAGGGCGTCAACATCAGCGCGACTCCTCAGCAAACTCGCGTCACGTTGTATATGTCGGCTCAAGACAATAACGCGTATTTAATTCTAGATAATGCTATTTACGGCAAACTTAACGAGAATAGACTGGGTTTCTAATGGCTATAAAAACTTTTACTACTGGCGAAGTGCTGACCGCTTCAGACACCAACACGTACTTAGCAAACAGCGGGCTCGTATATGTCAAAGAACAAACTGTAGGTGCTGGCGTTTCTAGCGTGACTGTTTCTGACGCGTTTTCAAGCACATATGACAACTATAAGATTATTTATGCTGGCGGGACTGCAAATACAGCACAAGCAATCACGCTCAAATTG